AGGTGAAAGTCCCGTGAACGTGTATGACGATGGATTGCTCGTCGTCTGCGTCGTCGTCGCTGGTGATGAAGTGATTGAATACGATGTGGCGCCCGGCGCTGCTGTCCATGCGAGGTCGACTGTATTTTCTCTGGCTCCGGACACGGTCAGATTTGTTATAGCTGGCGGTGGAATAGCCGAAGAAAAATACACATTTGCGTAGTTGATACACGGGGCAGCGATGTACTTCAGAGGACCGTGAAAGTTTGGTTCTTGAGTCACGCGAACACGTTGCATCTGAGGAATTAAAAGTCGGTGCGTCGCCGTCGAAAAGAATTGTCGTTCTTCGTCTGCGAGACGAATACAATGCGCCCAGCACTTGTACACGTACTGTTTTGAAACAGCATCAGATACCCACGTGATGTTGATTTTGACATCCGTGTACCGCAGAGCGACGATAGGAAGCGCTTGTTTATCGAAGAAAAATCCGAGCGGTTGAAACGTATTCGTCTGAGAACGACTCGAGTACGTGTCAGCTTCGAGCGCCTTCTGGATCGTGTTGATGTACACGATGTCGTGTGTCGCGATAATCTGGTTTCCGATGTTCAGGTCGACCGTCGATATGATGTTTGACCAATTGACATCAGGGACGAGCGTCCCTGTCGCCGTATCATGTGCAGTCAGGTACGTGTACCCGAGGAGGTCGCTCTTCGCGTTGATGACGATTTTACCATTGTCTGGTACGACAAATTGTTCGATGGACGAACCGAACTGCACGTACCGCTTGTACATCGATCTGTAAAAAGAAACCTGAGGATTCCCTGAAAGCCAGGTATCCTGTAACCCCCTGGCCATAAGTTGAACCGCCTGGTTCATCTACTTAATCTTGATATAAAATCCGTGATGTTCCATCACGAATCTCGAGGACGTTGTACCCGACGCCGTACAGGTACCCTCCTGTAATCACATTCGACAACGGAACGCTCGACGGCGTGACAATCTCAAACTTGTCCAGTCTCGAAAAGTTAAGTGTACCCGTAGGCTGGATCATTGCAGTTTCGAGACAAAACGGAATCACCATGACGTTTGACGAAAACAGTTGATACCCGTTTTTCGTGTGATAATACATGTACATATCAGACCAATGGCTCAGGTGACGATAGTCGCCGACGTCAACTGCGTTGATCCTCAACTTCAGTTGATAGTCCATTTCCTAATTATAACAGAGAGAATCTAATTCGAATACAGCAATCCACATAACCCATCTTTGATGCGTAGGATGTTGTAGTTGACTGCGTAAATATACGGTGTTGTTGTTGCCAAAGGGTTATTTGATTTCGTCACCGTTTGAATCGATATGTTTGTCGGTGTTACGAGACGGTACGTGTCGACGCGCGAAAAGTTGAGTGTACCTGTCGGCTGAAGTTTTGCAGTGTCGAGACAGAACGGGATAACCGCCACGTTTGCAGTGAATGTCGTCGGAACGTATCCGTATGATGTGTGATAGTACTGCGTCGTGTCGACCCACTGAGACAACGGACGGAAATCGCCAATGTCGACACCGTTCACCTGGGTCTTCATTTGTAGCGTGAGAGCAGCTGTAGGACTCGAAGTATACACAGCCGCGTAATTGTTCGATTGGAATGCCAGGTATTTCACAGGGTGTACAAATGTAAGCTCCATCATGGATTTGCTCTGTACAAACTGACGTTGCACCTGTGTAATCAACATGTCATGCTGGGGCTTGGTGATAAAGTACTCTCGTTCAGCCTGGTCCAGGTAGACAAAGTTGGACCACACGACGTACTGGAGATCAGAGTACTTGGTCGTCGTGTTGTTCGGAATGACAGTTGGACCACATGTCGTACCCAGGTTTGGTGACCACGTGATTCGAAATTCAATATCATGGTACTGAAGTGCTACAATCGGTAAAGCGGACTGCCATTCTTTACAAAAGAAAAATTTAAATGGGTAAAATGAGTTTGCGTTGAATCCAGGCTGGATACCAGACTGTAGGGGCAACAGACGTTGATTCATGTTCACGGCACCAGTGACTGGTTCGATACGAGTTGAAAAGAACGAATCCTGTATATCGATAATCTGACCACCGATGAGCAACTCAATCTTGTCAATGACATTGGATGTCCAGTCGATGTTGGGTACCAGGGCACCGGTTGGGTCGATGGCTGTCATGTACGTGTAAGACAGCAGGTCCCCTTTTTTTTCAATCCGAATTGTTGACATCCCACCAGCAACCAGCTGCCCCTGGATCAGCTGACGTTCTACGGAGTTGGCGAAGTGTGTGTATCTCTTGTACCCAGATCGAAAGAATGTAACTTCAGGCTGACTTGTCAAGTAAACATCTTGAGCACCAGTCGCGACGAGCTGTATGAGTCCGCCGCTCATTAATCTACGCTTGAAAAAAATGTCGACTACAAGTAATAATGCCGAGCAGCGTGCTTCAGCCCGGACTCCTCATGGTTGAGGAAGGAATGTACTTTGGTCCCAAAAACACCAACTATGAGGTTATGGTGATGACGGATGATGCTCTGCGTTCCCAGACGACGTCCCGTAATAACAAGTACTACGCAGACAAGCCGTACGACTTCCCAGATCTGTATATTGTAAAGCCGGAGAATAGATTCATGTCATGGGACCCGACGAGCACGTACGCGATGTACCAGTCGATGTCCTACGCGAAGCGCTACCCTACAGACAAATAAAAATGTAACCTTATATTAAGCCAATGACGACGCCAGTGAAGAACTATACCCCTCGTAGCCCCCGCACAGCGCGTCGCTATAAGCGTACACTTCCGGAGAACCGTAATTTGATGATGACGGCTGCACTGCTCAGGTTGGCCAAAAAGACCGGCAACACCAGTGTCACGGCTAAGACGCAACGAGCTCTTGCGAAACTAAATAGCGGGATGGTCCGTAAGATTTTAAACAAGTGAGATGAAAGAAAAAAATAGCATATAACTAATAGATGGACCCTTTCAGTCTTGCCGCCGTTGTCGGTCTGGTTTTTGCCGGAAAGAAACTCAGCGACGTCAAGGAGGAGCAGGCTGTGATGCCTTCGCAGCAGCCAGAACAGGTTTCAAAGTTTGATTTGATTCAGTACAACTATCCCCAGAACGTGGACAATGGACTCGACCCATTGAACACCGAGCCAAACACAGGCCGTGGGTTTTCAGGTGGGTTCCGTCTGCCACCAAAGGATATCGCACCGAGCTTCGCAGACGTTGTGCCAAACGGTTCTCGTTTTCCGTTTGGTCAGCCCGTGTACCAGACGGACGGCAGCCGTGAGCCAGTCACGAACAAAATGAATAACGTAACACCTGCAGACAAGAAGTACGTCGGGCGTGGGCTCGGACTTTCACCAGACACACCAGCATCAGGTGGGTTCCAGCAGTTTTTCCGCATTCTGCCCAACAACGTGAATGAGGAGCGTCTGACGAATCTCGCAGGCACGTGGGGTGGTCCAGCAAATCCCGTCATCAAGAACGGTGGGACGACACTGGGTGCCATTTCCCATCCTGCCAAGCTGTCAAAGACAACTTCAAACTACGTGCCCATGCAGACGCGTGGGCAGGGCCAGGGTGGCGCCATCACGGCGCCAGAGGGTCGCCCGGATTTCCAAAAGACACGCCGGACAACGAACCGTCAGGAGACTGGTTCTCGCAAGGATGGTCTCGAGCTCGGTCCAGGGCAGTACATGGTCGCTGAGGCGTACGGTTCTGCGTACAACGACCCGATGCGCTGGTCCAAGAATCGTGTCAACCCCGATCGCCCCGGCAACGGCGGCCGCATGAACGTACGCGCAGACCCAGTCGGGGCAGGTGGTGCCAACACAACCACGCGTCTCGAGGCGGGTGCGCTCCCAGTTCGCCCAGCCGATGCAAGCCGTGGGTCTCGCTACCTTCCAAACCAGTACAATCGTCTGAATGTGTTCAAGGGTCAGACGGACCCACGTTCTGAACGTCTTAACCTGGCAAACAACGTGCTCAAGAGCAACCCGTTTGCGCACTCATTTAGCGCCAAGGCTGAGACTGGCACCCCGCTTGTTCAGCCTGTAAATTAAATTTGATAACACTAAAGATGCAAATCTGGAAGTGGCTTTTGATCATCGGACTTTTGTTTTTGATTACATATGAACCATCACGAGGCGGGGGAAAGCTGATGAATTTTTTTACGAGCGAGTCAGTAGGAGGGAATGACTTCCCCGCAAGAGCAGCCATGTCGGGAGAGGCACAAAAGTATAGCGATACCCGTGACGACGATCAATAATAAGCAGTACATGCTCATTGTTCATGATCGCAGGTACCAAGAGTGGACGTTCGTCACAGGTGGGTGTCGACGTCGCGAGGTGATCAATCCCCTACGGTGTGCCGTTCGTGAACTTGAAGAGGAGACCAGAGGAACTATCAACCTGAAACGTGGCGCGTATTCGTATTTTCAGTTTGCAACCAAGTACAAAGGTCCAGGTGATTCAGAGGCTGACATTGAAGACGATGTCACCAGCATTTACCACGTCTACGTAATCGATTTGCCTATGACGGCACACGAACACACGTACATCGTTCGGCGATTCAACGAGGAGAAATCCAAGATGGAGAATCGCCAAACGTATTTTCGTAAAAATTACGACGAAAACGACAAGGTGGAATTTGACACACTCGAAGGAATCACAGGTCGTGATAATCTATGGGATATGATACGGACCCACGTCATCACAAACCCAGATTTTCATGCAGCTCTTTCATCAACCCAACGTACAAACTTTTATTTTCGTTCTTGAATATAAGATGAACCAGGGGATGACTCCGGCGCAGTTTAGTGCATATATGAATAATGTTATGGGAAGTCTTACGAGATATAATCGTTCACCACCAACTCCTCCTCGACGTAGTCCAGTACGTCCGCGTCGTCTAAATTTCAATAATCAGCGCAGAAACAAGGCAGCCACTACTATTCAGAGACATGTGCGTGGAGCTGCAGTCAGAAGAAGAGTCTTGGGTAACAACAACCGGTTCGTGTACGTAAAAAACCCGAATGGTTCAGTTTTCATTGCACGTAGACCAAATAATAAGAGTGTTTTACGTAAAGTTCACGCTCGTACAGTAGCCAACCGGCGCGCTCTTCAAGCATATATCAATCGCATCCGTGGACTCGCGTAAAGAGCGCGCCTCTACGGTAATTAAGAAAATATGGTCAAACACTAGAACATGACCAAGTCAAAGAGAATGTTTGCCGAGATGCTTGTGCAGGCACGAGGATATGGTGACGCCGACGAGATGGCAAAGACAATGTCTCTCGTCGATATCATCTATGAAATCAAAAAGGAGGAGTTGAAGAAAGAGGCTCCACCCGAGGTGAAGGAGCCAGAGGACCCGCCTCCTGTTGTGGAATTGAAAAAGGAGGACCCGTCGAAGGAGGCTGCACCCGTCGCAGAAGAGGAGGAAGAGCCCATCGTCATCATGAAAATCAAGGATTTCTGGAGTCGCTTGACGCACGATTCGGATACAGACTAAAAAGAACACACGTCAATAACAGTATGGAGAAATGGATGACAGACAAGGGTCCAGGAACACACGTCCTTATGGATGGTGGAATTCTTCAAGTTCCATTTGAACAACTTGACGAATTTTACGTAGAGTATATACACGCAGTACGTACTGGCAAGAAACTTTACGTTGTAGAGCAAAAGACTGATGTTTTCAAGTTTTTCGTCGATCTCGATTACAAGGGTCAAGAGGCGCTCCCAGATGAAGCAATACACGAACTCGCTGTGATAATGCACTCTGTCGTCCAAAAGGGTCGATGCATCATTGCACGTGCCGAACCTCGAATGGTGGATACCCAAGTAAAAACGGGAGTGCACATTCATTGGCCAGATGTTTTCGTCACCAAGTCTGAAGCTCTCGCTTTGAGAACTCGGATTTTACTCGAACTCCCTGATGACCCTGAATGGAGTCAACGTATCGACGCGAGTGTCTACGGCGGCTCGGGACTCCGGATGCTCTGGTCTCACAAACGGGACCGTGGGTCTGTGGACTCTGGACCATATACACCGTGGCGTGACCTCGACGGCAACGTTTTCGACTGTGTACCAACCGCTGAAATTCTCAAACTCGTTGCAGTTCGGACAAATGAAGTGTCACGGGAAACAGTGAATATCGACATCACATGTGCACCTTTGGAACGTTACATACGCAAGTATCTCAAGGGGCAGGAACTCGCAAATGTTCGGCGTGTCATGCGAAAAGGAAATGATCGAATCATCGTTCAGACGGATTCAAAGTACTGTGAACGGATTCAGGGTGTACACAAATCAAATCACGTCTGGTTTGGTATTACACGGGGGCGTATATGCCAGCTGTGTCATGACGATGAGTGCAAAGAGCAAAAGTTTGTCGGACGGGAACATATTCTTTCTCCGAGTATAGTAGAGGAATTACACAGCAATGTTGCTGTGGATAATTCTACTTTTGTGTCTATTCGTGACCTTGTTCCCGACTTTTGGTGGCAAGAAGAATCGGTTCCTCAGAGGGTTCCTCAGAGAGGTGCATCCATACTCGGGTCTCGATCCTCAAACGTGGGAACTGCTTCAAAAGCATCTCACGGAGTTCGAAAACCAAAAGGCAAGTCTCGAGCAAAGAGCTGGGGGACTTTACCGAGCGATTGAAGATGTTCGTAATCTCGGCTTGTTCATCCGGCGTGCAGATGACCATGAACATCAGGAGACACTCGAATCCATCGCCGTCCAGATGGGCGTGGAGGGTGAAACGACGCTGTTTGAACTCGCACGCAAGAACGGGCTGTATTTCTTTCCAAAGTACTTAAACGATTTAGCCCCTGAGGATACAGAGCCTGATGTCAGCCACACTGGCGCAGCCGTCGGTGAACACTTCCCAGACCCCAGAAGTCACGGGCAGTAAACCAGCGACCCGTACGCGTTCCGGTCGAACCGTCAAGGCTCCTGAGCGTTACACGCCTCAGGAGGTGTGTGACGACGACTACGCCACTGATGATTATAACTCGGACGAGTCTTCGATTCGTTCATCTGAGGTATCCTATGACACGGAGAATATCTCAAGTGAGAGCGATGCTGATGAGGAGGGGAACCTCGCTGGATTCATAGTTGAAGATAAAAACAGTAGTGATTCTGATAGTAATGGATCGGATGTTCGATCCGAGTCCAGCGAGACCGATGTTCCCGGTGAACGAGACGAACGACCAGCAGCAGCACCTCGTGGACGAGGTCGAGGTCGGGGAGCATCCACAGCACGACGCACGCTCGTACTATGATCCAGGACCCCGTGTTTTCCATCCTCAGAATCAGTCGGTTGATATGCTTGATAAAATTTCAAAAGAGACTCTAATTATTGTATTTGCTGCGTTTTTCATTGGGCTGCTTCTGGGAAAGTCACTGACTCCGGTGATTCTGAAGCACTGATTCCAGGTTCATTTCCCAAAAATGGAAGTGTCGGAGACGTCAGAGTGGGTATGTACTGACCCGCGTCTGGCATGAACGTGTTGCCATTTATATCTACTCCGGCGACGGTTTCCATATTTGATGGCACTGTAGGCACGGGAGGAAGCATGTCACCCTCGGTTGAAACTTCGCTTTCTAAACCGTAGGCGTACATTTTTGCCGACCCTCCATCAGACTCGTTTGGTACGAAATCACCATACATTACGTTTGATGAAGGATCGCCCTGAATAAAGTTTAAAATGGGATTTCCCGACTGAATCTGAAAATCCATACCACCCATGTCTTTATATATATCAGTCTGATTGTCAACCTGGACGACATTGCTCGTCGAATCGATATACGGGAGATTGTTTGATGTCGTCACCGTGTTTCCGATATTTTCAGTGTACGGGGGCTGTGTATTTTCATCACGCGGAGGAGCATACCCCTCTCTGCGTGCTGAAAGAATCACCAGAATCAAAATGAGTACCGCGAGCGCTACCCACAATGACCAGTGCACCTTCATCCTGATATTTGCGTATGTTTTTTTTGGGACTTGGACAAGGGGAGCGTTCCTCCCCTTGGACTCAACCCAGTAGGCCTGCCGCTGCACTCCCAGCACCCGTGGGCTCTGGGGCTGGGCCGGCGTCAATATGGACAGCTGGCGCCTTGGCGCGCTCCTCCTCCTGCTGTACACGACGACGCTCAATCTCCTCTGCGATACGCTCGTCGGCAATCTTCACTAGTTCGGGCATCTCCTTGTCTGGAAACTCCTTCTTCAGATCCTCGATGAGCTCGGCTGGGTGAGGAATGGGTGGTACGTCGGGGCGAGAGTAGTACTTGGAATTCTCATCTCCGGGCTCGATGAATGGCGTGTCCGACCCCTCGATGGGCTTGGCAGTCATGTCACGCTTGCGTTTCTCAAACATAGCCGAAGCCTGACGCTGGTTGTCACGGTACTTGGTCATAATCTCCTCGAGCTTCTCGTTCTGGTAGTGGACATTGTCAATCTGGAGACGGTCCGGGGGAATCAGCAGCCACTTGTACATGTCGACGACGTAAATGTCGACAATCGCATCCTCCTTCTGAAGGCGCTTGGCGTGACTCTCCGCCTCATCCTTGGTGGCGAAGCATCCGCGGATCTTCAGGCCCAGCTGCTCATTCTTCTGGGGCAGATCCGGACCGACGATGGAAATCAGTGCAAAAAGCTGTCCTGGGACGGTCAAGTAATCCTGCTCAAGAGAACCCATTTAAAACTACAACACGCCACTCTTTTAAGTAAATGGAACAACTACGTAAACGTCACAACCAGGCGAAGCGTGACCTGATTAAGCAATGGGTCCACAATGATGCATACGTTCTCGATTGTGGGTGCGGTCGTGGTGGTGATTGGCACAAATGGAAGATTGTGCGTGCTCGGGTCGCCGCCATCGATCCAGACGAAAAATCCCTTCAGGAAGCAGAAGAGCGAGCATATGACATCGGTCTCGGTGTGTGGTTTCTGGGCGCCGGTGACATTCGTCAGGCGGCGTTTGCAGGTCCGTTTGACGTGGTGTGCTACAACTTTTCCATCCAGTACATTTTCGGTGAACACTTTGAACAGAGCATCAAGGCGATCAAACTTGCAGTCAAACCAGGAGGATACCTCATCGGCATCACACCCGAAAAGAGTCTTATCGAAAGTGCCAAGAGCCCAGACGCACTCGGAAATGTGTTTGAGGTTCACGGTGACAAGGTGCTCATGAGTTTGACTGATGGTCCGTTTTACGCAGACGGACCAAAGTATGAACCCCTTCTCGATGGGAATGTCCTTCGTCAGGTGCTCGAACCCGAGTTTCGATGCGTCGCATGGGGGCCTATTACACCAGAGGAAACGGGTCTCGTCACCGACATTTACGCACGGTTTGTTTTTCTACGCCTAGATTAGTAAATGGCGTCCAGTATCATACAGACGGGACTGCTCGTCGTGACCCTCGTGGTTGCCGCATGGAGCAGTCGACGGGAGGCGCCACTCATGACGGAGATCCGTCAGCGCTATGACGTGTTGTTGAATCACCTCTGGAGCACAGAGGTTGTCGACCCGAGGTTCGCTCGCCTCAGGAAACGGTGTATCCTCACTGGAATTCACGGGTCCCGGATGAACCGGGGTACCATAGGCTACAACGTGAATAAAGGGTATGAAATTTACATCTGCCTGGACAAGGATGATGTAAACTCGGCGATGAATGTACTTATTCACGAACTGGCTCATGTCACAGTCAATGAGTATGACCACTCACCTGATTTCTGGGCGTCTTTTAAAGACCTCAAGGTGCTATGTAAAACACTCGGTATTTATACACCAATTGAAGGGTCTCTCGAGTATTGCGGTATTATGATTCAGGACTAGTTTTTTTCTCACACCATTGTAAATGTCTGGTGGTATCGTTCAACTGGTCGCAACCGGTGCTCAGGACGCGTGGCTGACCGGTAAGCCGGAGGTTTCTTTCTACCGTTCAAGCTACAAGCGTTACACGCACTACGCCAACTCACCCGAACGCCAGCTGATCCAGGGTAACCCCTCGGCTGGTAACATTTCCACGATACGTCTGGAGAAGAAGGGTGACCTCATCAACTACATGTACCTGATTGCCAGAGATTCAACTGGTGCTCTGATCCCAGGTATCAACTGGACCAACGTCATTGACAAGGTGGAGCTGCTCATCGGCGGCCAGATTGTCGACACACAGGACATCACCTGGATGTCCAACGTCGAGGCGGTGACTGGCGCGCAGAACTTCTCCCAGCGCTACCTCAACAACAACAACACCACTGGTCCCAACAACATCATCAACGGGTTTCTGCCTTTCAAGTTTTTCTTCTGCAAGGACTGGAACGTGTCCCTGCCACTGGTGGCTCTCCAGTACCACGACGTCGAGATTCGCATCACGTGGAGCGCGACTCTGGGCTCAACTCTGGCGCTGACTGGTCTGCCGGCGACTGCTGCATACTCCACGTTCCAGTATGAGGCCTGGACCAACTTCGTCTACCTGGACCAGGCGGAGCGTGAGTACTTTGCCAACACACCCATGGACCTGCTGATCACCCAGCTGAACCGCATTCCCATCGCGACCACCAACATGCAGGAGCTGGCTCTGGCTCACCCCATCAAGTTCCTGGCATTCTCGTGCAATAACTATTCGGCGGCATACACCAGTGCCCAGATCCCAGCCATCAACTACCAGTTCAAGACGCAGATTAACGGCGTGGACATTGGCGACTCGCGCTCCATGTTCCAGTGGATCGATGTGCCCCAGTACTACCACAC